AGCGTCTATTCCATCAAGCGCAACTGGCGGGAAGAAGATGAGTCCCGCACCAAGCGCCTGTGGTATACCATCGACCACTTCATTCCGGCCTTTGGCTTCTGGTCGCTGGGCTACGTCCATCTAATTGGCGACCTCGCGGCCTCCTCCACCGTTACGCTTCGCGCGCTGGTCGACTCCGGCCAATACGCCAACTGGCAGGCGGGCTTCAAATCCCAAGACGCCAAGTTCTCCGACTCCGACACACCGCTCGGCTTTGGCGAATGGCGGGACGTGAATCTGGCGCCCGAGGAAATGAACAAAGCGTTCTTTCCCATGCCCACCAAGGAACCGAGCCAGACGCTGTTCACGTTGCTCAAGTACATGGTAGACTCGGGCCAGAAGTTCGCTGACTCCGCTGACGAGGTCGTAGCCAATAGCACAAACTACGGCCCGGCTGCAACTACCCTAGCTTTGCTTGAAGCTTCGCAGCGGTTCTACTCCTCCATCCACAAGCGCCTGCACCAATCACAGGGCGAGTTCCTTAAGTCAATTGGCGAACTGAACTACGAGAACCTACCTGACACCGTTAACTTTGTGGTGGGCGCCGAAAACCAATTCGTCCAGCGCACTGACTTCAATCCGCAGATGGTCGACGTTATTCCGGCGTCTGACCCCAACGCCCTGACCGAATCCCAGCGCGTAGCCAAGGCGCAGATCGAATTGAATACTGCCCAGCAGTTCCCCCAATTCCACGACATGCGCGAAGCCCTGCGCCGATACTACGCTGCCCTAGGCACCGAGTCCATTGACAAGCTCCTGAAGGACCCGGAAGCGGAAGCCAAGAGCGCGGACCCCCTGACGGAAATCCAGTTGGCTATGACAGGCAAGCCCATCAAAGCCCAGCTTGGTCAGAACCACGCGGCTCACATCGCCGTCAAGACTGCCTTCCTGCAAGCCCCGCAAATGCAAGGCGCCAACGACCCGACCATCGCGCTGGGTCAGCAGGTGCTTTCCGCTAACATTGCCGAACACAAGGTCTTGATGTTCATCGCCCAGGCTATGCAACTAGCGCAGCAGATGGGCATGCCCATCCAAGACGAGAACGTCCAGGGCCAAATTGCCACACAGCTTGTGCAGATTTCGGCGGCCAGCAACCCGCAGCAGCAGGAAGCCAACATTGAACAGCAGATGCTCCAGCTACAGGCGCAAGAGCTTCAGATGGCTGGCGAACGTATCAAATCCCAAGACACCCGCGAATCAGCCAAGATTGCCCTTAAGCAGCGCGAGCTTGACCTAAAAGAAACGGGCATGCTGCTGGACGCCCGCGATAAGCAGGCTAGGAATCAAATCACAGCTTCTGGCAAAATACTTGACAATTCCGCTAAGTTAGCGGATACTCAAGCTAAACAACTTGCTAAAAGGGCTAGTAATCCTATTCAATGAAGTTGCTATCTGAATATGTAGCTGAAGTACAGAAGCGAATAGATCGTGAGAAAGAATTCCTAGCTAGGGGGTCTGCGACCTCCTTTGACGAATACGCTCGCAAGTGCGGCGTAATAAGCGGCCTGGGTCAAGCCGTTGAAATCCTAAAGGACCTGTTTCAATCCAAACCTTCAGAGGAAAGGGACTAATGATTACTCCCCGCTCAGCCCTAGATGGGGCTGTTACCAACGACCAGTGGGTCACACAGGACGAAATTCCTGATCCGACGCCACTGCCTAGGATTCCTGGCGTAGGGATTCTTGTCCGGCCTGTGCCTATTCGGCGCAAGACTGCGGGCGGGGTCCTACTTCCTGACACGTTTCGTGAGGATCGGGAATACCTGAACACTGTGGGTCGCGTCCTTTCATTGGGCGAACTCGCATTCGTGGACGAAGATATATACCGGAAAGGCCCATGGGTCAAGCCCGGTGACTATATCGTTTACGCAAAATTCGCAGGCCAGAAGATTTGGTGGAAGGGCGTCAAGCTCCTCTTGGTCAAAGCTTCTAGCATCGAGTTGGTCGTAGACAAACCCGAATACCTAGACGCAAACTTTAAGGAATAAGTCATGTCCGAATCCGGCTACCAAGAAATCGACCTCGACAATCCAGGCAAAGCGCCAAACGCTTCAGAAGAATCCGACATTGAGATTGTGGAAGACGGTGCTGCTGAGCCACCTCCAGAAGCTGATCCAGCGCCCGAACCGGAACCCGCAGCCTCTTCCAAGGCTTCCGACGATTCTGACGACGATGATGACGGCGCAGCATCAGATGACTCCCCTTCTGATCGAAAGCGCCTAACACGAAGTCAGCGCCTTAAGAACCAGCGGGACCTTTATGCCAGACAATTGGCTGAAGCGCAAGCCCGCCTAACAGCCCTAGAAACCCGCGCCAAGCGGGCCGAAGCTGAAGCTAATGAGGGTGCAGCTATTGGCTACGACCTCTACATTAAGCAACTCGATACCTCGATGCAAGCCCTGCGCCGGGACTTCGATGCTGCTTACGACTCGGGCGACCGCGACAAAATCTTTGAAATCCAACAGCAAATTGCCACCATCACGGCAACCAAAGCTCAGGCTGAAAAGGATAGGCGGTCGATCCCTACGCGGCAGGCACCTACTGGACAGGCAGCCCAGCCGCCGACCCAGCAGACACAGCCTGCTCCAGCTAGGCGTACCCCCAGCCCCGGCGCTATGGATTGGTACGAGCGTAACAAGGAATGGTTCAACAAGGATGCGGTCATGACTGCCAGTGCCCGCGTCCTCGACCAGCAGATGGTTCGTGATGGGTATGCCCCTAACGACCCCGACTACTTTGAAGAACTGGACCGACGGCTCCGTAAGGAGTTCCCCCAGAAGTTCGGGCGCCCAGCCCCGGCCCGGCAGTCCAGCAATCCTACCATCCAAAATCGGTCTGCCCCCGCTGCATCTCCGGGTAAAGTCCGCGTTGTAATCACCCAAGACGACCGTAACATGGCCAATCAGTTGGGTGTCAGCGTCGAACAGTACGCCCGCGAGAAGGCCAAGATGGAACGTGCCCAGCAGACCAGCAGCCAGTATACGGAGATTCTGTAATGAAAAACAAACTTTTCGCGGCCCCAAACAACGCCGTCGACGAAGCACTTGAAAATTCTCTGGAAACAGAGTATAATCCACCGAATGCGCTAGAAATCCCCCCAATGCCTGACGAAGACCAGTACGCCTACAGGTGGATACGGTTTCGGGTAGGGGATCAGGATGACTTCAACAACATCTCCCAGCGCATGCGAGAAGGTTGGGCATTTGTGCCGCTAGAGGAAGTTCCTCCCGGTTACGTTTTCCCCGGACTCGAAAGTAAGATTTCTGCTTTGGCAGGTGCGGCAATCAACGGCGATCTAGTCTTCGCCAAGCTGCCTCGACGGAAAGCGGAAGCCATCCAGAAGTGGGCCGAAGATCGGGCCATTCAAGCGGAGCAGGCTTTCGACCTGAAGACAATCAGCTATGAAGACGGCGCGGGACGGCAGCAACGCTTTGCCAATGAAGGTTCCAAACGCATGTCCAGGGGGCGACGTCCCTCATTTGGATAACACATAGAAGGAGGATAGAAGGTGCCCCAGTCTTTTGCACCATTCGGTCTTCGCGCCATCGCTGCCCTCGGTACGCATGGTAACGAAGTCCGCGCTTATCCGCTTCCCAATGGCTCTACTTGCCCGGACCTTGGTAAAGGTTCCCCGGTCAAGATGTCGGGTGGCGTGATTACATCTGCTGGCGCTTCTGGTGACGGCCCCCTGTTGGGCGTTGCTGCTGGCTTCTCGTGGGTCGATCCGACCACGAAGCGTCCAATTCGTCAAAACTACATTCCCGCAGCGACGTCTTCGGCTGGCCTTCTGGACGGTTCTACCCGCCCGACGGCTTACGTCATTGACAACCCATTCGCGCTCTTCTTGATTCAGGCTGACGCTTCCGTTACGGCGGGCGACCTTGGCTTGAACTTCAATGTGACCGCGTCTGGTGGCGACGTTGATTCGGTGTATGGTGTGTCTCGGTATGCCCTGCGGGCTGCCAGCCGTACCTCCGCCATCAACACCGCAGTCAAGGTTGTAGGGGTGGCCGACATTGTCGACAATGATTGGGGCGATCCGTTCCCGATTCTGGTCGTCAAGTTGAATGGCCCGATCCTCCAGCAAGTTTCTGCGGCATAATAGGGGGAGCTAAACAATGGCTATTTTAACTCGCGCACAGTTTGCGAAGCAGCTTATCCCCGGCCTCAACGCGATCTTCGGCACTGCTTACAAGAGCATTGATAACGAACACGCCCCGCTTTTCGACGTCGAGAAGTCCGAGCGTTCGTTCGAAGAAGAAGTGCTGATGACGGGCTTCGGTACCGCTCCGGTCAAGTCGGAAGGCGATCAGGTGTTCTTCGACACCGCGTCTGAAGCTTGGACGAATCGGTACATTCACGAAACCGTCGCCATGGCGTTTGCCATCACGGAAGAAGCTATGGAGGATAACCTCTATGGCACGACCGGGAAGATGAAGGCGAATGCGATGGGTCGTGCTATGGCGAATGCCAAGCAGGTGAAGGCTGCTAACGTCTTTAACAACGGCTTCTCGTCCAGCTCCGTCTACGCTGGTGGTGATGGTCAGCCGCTGTTTGCGACGGCCCACCCGACCATTGCTGCTGGTACGCAGTCCAACCGGGTCAGCTCGGACTTGTCCGAAACTGCCCTGGAGTCGGCCCTTATCAACATCTCGTTGACCAAGGACGACCGTGGTCTGCTGATCGGGGCGCAGGCTGTTAGCTTGCATATTCCGCCGCAGCTTCAGTTCGTTGCTCACCGTATCTTGAAGTCCGACCTACGCGTCGGCACGGCGGACAACGACACGAACGCCATGAAGGACATGGGCCTGTTCTCGAAGGGCTACGACGTCAACCATCGTTTCACGGACACCAACGCTTGGTTCATTCGCACTGACGTGCCGAACGGTACCAAGATGTTCATCCGTGCGCCGCTGGCCACCAAGGACGACGTGGACTTCCTGACTGGCAACATGCGCTACAAGGCCCGCGAGCGTTATAGCTTCGGCTGGTCTGATTGGCGTCAGTGGTACGGCTCCTCTGGTTCAACCTAATGGTTTGGGGGCTTCGGCCCCCATTCCCCCATCCTTAAGGAGAATCAGATGACTACTTTTAGCCACCCCGTCAACATCGCCAACCACGAACCAGCTTCTGGTTCCGTTGTTGATATGACGACTGCCCGTGTTCCGGGTCGCTTTTCCGTAGTGGTGAATACTGCCAAGTCAGGCACGGCGGCTGGTGCTACCACCATCCCGCTGTTCGTGGCCCCGGCAGGCGCTACCTTCTACGAATGCGTTCTCGACATCACGACCGCCTACGATAACCTTGACACCAAGATTACCGTCGGCACTTCGGCCAACCCTGCCACCCTGTTCGCAGCTACGTCTGTGAATACGGCAGGTCGCCGCGCTTACGCTGGTTCTGCTGCCCAAGTCTCCACCAACGCCATTGTGCTGACGGCGGATACTACGGTGCAGGCCATCGTGTCTATTGCTACTTCGACCGTGGCGGCGGGTTCCGTCATTGTCCACGTTGTAATCAGCTAACAAGTTTTGGCAGGCTCCTCCTTCGGGCGGGGTCTGCCAAGCTTATCTTAGAGAGATAGACCAATGGCAATGAAAACCCTTCGCGTAGTTCCAATGATGGTTAGCACGTCAGCCGCGACGACCACGTCCGCCATCGACGTCGACTATCGTTTCAATGCTTCGCCCATGCGTTCTTTCTTCGTTCAGAAGGGCAGCGCAGCGGGGCCATCCGTTTTTATTGAAGCGGCGCCCTACACGACTGGCCCGTGGATTCCCCTTGCCGAAGTATCGGCGGCTTGCACCACGACCATCGTGCGCCTTGAATTTGAAATCCCATACGTCCGCGCAGTCTGTGCAGGCGGCGGCCCCCTCGTCACCATCTACGGGGTCTTCTAATACAGGGCTTGACGGATGACAACCAGCGGCACGGCTTCCTTCAACCCTACCTTCGATGACATACTACAGGACGCCGTTGCCATGGTTGGTGGCGGTCCCGTCCTAGCTGACGAACTAATCAGCGCCCGGCGCGGCCTTGACTACATGCTGACCGACATCCAGAACAAGAACGTCCTGCTGCACAAAATCGAAACTACCCTAGTCCCCGTTTCCATATCCGTCAGTTCCCTGACCTTTGACCATACCATTTCAGACGTGCTGGTTGCAGCCGTTCGCACCAGTACAACCGACATCATTATCGAGCGTGACGGCTACCAGCGTTGGGCGGAAATCCCCACCAAGTCCCAGACCGGGCGACCCACGCGCTTCTGGTGGGACAGGCGCCTTGACGGCAACGTCATGAACCTGTGGCCCGTGCCCAACCAAACCTACACCGTAGTGCTTACTGTTCAGAAGAACCTTGAAGATACGATTCGCGCCTTCGATAACGTGGACGTGCCCCGGCGCTTCATGCCCGCCTTGGTTTTCGGCCTTGCCTACTGGATTGGCTTGCGGCGCGGCGCCCGCGTGGACCAGAACCGCCTTGCCCTTCTGCGTACCGAATACGACGCGGCCCTGAAGAACGCCATGCGTGAAGATCGCGAACGCGGCAAAGTATTCTTGAGGATTGGGCGCTAATGGGCTACACATACCAAACCCTCTTTAACGATGTTCAAGCCAATATGGAAGAGGATTCGGCGGAGTTCGTCTCTGCCCTGCCCGCCATTATCGAGCGCGCCCAAGGCTACCTTCAACGGCGCCTGGACCCGGTCAACATCATTCGCTTCACGGAAATCTCGGTCAGCGCATCCAACCGGGTGTTGCCCCTTCCCTCCGACCTACTAGTCCTAAAGTCCATCCAAGTCTGCGCGACGGGCGGCTGGGTCAACCTGCTGGAACAGAACAACGAATTCCTAACAGCTTACTGGCCCGACTACACGTCATGCGCGCCTACCAAATACTACGCGCCCAAGGACAACGCCAACATTTACTTGGCGCCTACGCCCCCGTCCAACGCCACTGCCCTTGTCGAATACATCCCCCGCGTCACGGTCCTTAGCTCCGCTAAGCCCAACAACTACTTCTCCGACTACGCAGATGCGGCTTTCTTTGCGGCGGCCATGATGTACGCTAACGCCTGGACCAAGAACGCCAACGCCATCACCGTCTGGAAGAGCCTAGCCGACGAAGAACTGGCGGTCCTGAACATTGAATCTACCCGCGCCCGCCGCTCCGACTCTTCTAACCGTAACAATGGTTCGCCTGAAAACACCATCGCCGGACAGCCCTAATGTCGGTCATGGACATGTGGTCGGTCTGCGACCGTTGCGGATTCAACTACAAGCGCCGGGACCTCCGCAAGGAAACTACCCAGTTCGTAGTATGTTACGCCTGCTTCGATGGCCTGTTCGACCGCAAGAGCCATCCGCAAAACAAGTCGCCTAGAATGAAACGGGAGCTACGTCAAATCCCCGACGCCCGCCCCGACCAGACTGACTACGGTTCATAACCATGAGCATGAACGTATGGTCCCTTTGTGATAGGTGCGGGCAGAAATACTACAGGCGGCAACTCCGTAAGGAGCGCACTGGCTTCGTAGTTTGCAACGCTTGTTACGACGGAGCCTATGACCTTAAGATTCATCCGCAGAACAGGCCCCCGCGCCCGCGTTACGAATCGAAGAAAGTGCCCGACGGTCGTGCCCTCCAAAGCCTAGACTCCTATCTGGCCAAGGAAGACGGCGGGTTCCTCTTAACCGAAGACGGTAACAATCTGCTTGTAACGCAAGTAGTTTGGTCGCCGTCCCAGAGCTTAATGCAATGAGATCAGCCATGGAAGCCCAAGCATTTTTTGAATTCTTCTCAAAATTCCTATGGCCGCTAGGTCTTATCTACCTTACCTATCTGCATAGGGAACTGAGAGCCGTGGATAAGAAGATCGAAACCGTTCAGAATCAGCAACTAGTCAACGTGGCGCAGTTCAATAAAGAGTTTGCTACCCGCGAGTTAGTAGCCGATCTTGAAAATAAACTAACAGTTGTGTTAAATAGAATCGATGACAAAGTTACACGCATCCTTGAGGAGCGCAAGTAATGCCTTCTACCTACGACCCCTTACTTAGGCTTGAGCTTCAGGCGACTGGCGAGAACGCCACCACCTGGGGCACCAAGACCAACAACAACCTAGACCTGATTGCCGCCGCAATTGCAGGGCAGTCTACCCTTACGCTTACGTCAGGAAATGTCAGTCTAACCACGGCCAACGCTGCCGCCGACCAAGCGCGCTCCGGCATTCTTGTTCTGCAAGGCAGCCTAGTCGGTAACGTCAATGTTATCGTGCCCACCCAATCCAAGACTTACGCAGTGATACGCCAGACCTCGGGCGCCTATGACATCACTTTTAAGAACGCTTCAGGCACTGGCGCGACCCTCCCGCCCAGCGGCAATGAAATCATTGTCTGCACCACCGCTACCTGCGTCGGCCTTGTGGGTGGCCTAACTTCCAACGTCTCCACTCTTGAAACCCGCGTAGCCAACGTCTCGGCTTCCGTCTCTGCCTTGAACGTCCAACTGGCCGCCGTCTCCGCAGAAGTCAGCGCAGTCAAAGTCCAAGTGGCTGCCGTCTCAGCTTCCGTATCGGCTCTTAACGTCCAAGTTAATGCCGTCTCGGCAGCCCTAACTTCCACGAACAATGTGGTTTCGGCGGTCGAAGTCCGTGTCAGCACCGTTTCTACCCAAGCAACCAATCTGCAAACCCAAGTCAACGCCGTCTCGGTCCTTGTGTCGGCTTTGCAAATTCAGGTGGCCGCCGTCTCTGCTTCCGTGTCCGCACTCCAAGTCCAAGTAAACAATGTATCGACGGCCCTGACCTCCACTAACAATGTCGTATCAGTACTTGAAGTTCGCGTCAGCAGTGTGTCGGCTCGCGTGTCAGTCATTCAAGCGCAAGTCAACACCGTATCTACCGCGCTAACCTCCACAAACAACGCGGTATCGGCACTTGAAATCCGTGTCAGTACCGTGTCGGCTCGCGCCTCCGCCATCCAAGCCCAGGTGAACGCCGTCTCTGTTTTGGTTAGCGTTATCAACGCCCTGAACATTCGCATAACAGAGTAATCATGTCCGGCAGGATGCAAGACCAAGCCCTTACTGAACTTAAGTTCAACGTAGGGGTACTTAAAGAAAAGACTGAACTCGATGCCCAAGGCTTCTGGGTGGACGCCGACAAGATTCGTTTCCGCTTCGGTCGCCCCGAACTTATGGGCGGCTGGCAGCGCATAGTTGACCCTTCGCAGAATTCCAAAATCTATGGCGTTCCGCGTCTCCTAGAAACTTTCAAAAGCCGCTTGGGCGTGGCAGCCGCGTTCATTGCTACCAACCAAGGACTCTTCTCCAGCGAGATGTCCACCTTCTACAACATCACGCCCATCGTGTCAACTGTTGCTACCTCCAACATCCTATCAACGACGGCAGGCTCTACCAAGGTAGTCGTATCCATCAACACCCACGGCTTGACGGACGGCACCCTGGTTGATATTGTTTCAGCAGCCACAACTATCGGTGGCAACATTGTCATCAACCCCATCGCTTCCACGACTGCCACCTTCCCTGTCAGCGTTATCGACACTAACAGCTTCAGCATTGACGCGGGCGTTACAGCAGCCGCCACCTCCGCAGCTACGGGCGGCGCCATTCGAGTGGGCCTAAATTACAATGCAGGTCCCCAAAGCACGGTCTTCCAAAGTGGTTGGGGTACTGGTTCGTGGGGCGGCGGTTTTGGCTGGAACCAAAGCCAAGGCACAGTTCCGCTTCCGCTTCGCATGTGGTCTGCTGATACGTGGGGCACCGACATCATGG